TTTGCATCACAAAGATTTAGCGGCGGAGCAACTACAAAAGCTATTTGGGGCGGATCGGAATTTGGATCTAACAAATACAGGCAATTTCCTGTTTGGTCAGGCCGTCAAGGCCGCGGGTCACGCGGGTGGTTTATTTATCCAACGCTGCGCAAAATCCAGCCCGAAATAGTCGAGCGATGGAGTGCAGCATTTAGCAAGATTTTAAAGGAGTGGGGCTAATGGCTACAGGCACTAGATCGCTTACCCTTAAATTATTAGCTGATGTTGATAACTTTACAAAGAACCTAAAAGGCGCAGATACCGAAGTCAAAACGTTTGGCGATAAGGTCACAGATTTTGGCAAGAAGGCCGGTCTAGCGTTTGCAGCTGCCGGAGCAGCAGCAGTCGCTTATGCAGGCAAATTAGCCATTGATGGGGTCAAAGCGGCCATTGAGGACGCTGCCGCACAGCAGAAGTTAGCCTTGACCTTAAAGAACGTCACAGGGGCTACAGAAGCCCAAATAGCAGCAACAGAGGATTACATAACTAAAACATCCTTAGCCTTTGGCGTGACCGACGATGAGCTGCGGCCATCCATTGAACGCCTAGCACGTGCGACCGGTGATCTAGAAAAGGCGCAGAAGTTACAGACAGTGGCCATCGATGTCGCAGCCGGTTCAGGCAAATCCCTAGAGGCAGTCACGAACGCAATGGCAAAGGCAGCCGAAGGCAATACATCTGCGCTTACCAGACTAGGCATTGGCTTGACGGCTTCACAACTTAAAACTATGAGCCTGGATGAAGTTACTGCGAAGTTAGCAAATACTTTTGAAGGTCAGGCCGCTGCAAAGGCAGATACATTTGCAGGCAAAATGACCCGTCTGCAAATTGCATTTGATGAAGGCAAGGAGACAGTAGGCGCATTTATTCTTGATGCAATCACACCGCTTGTCGAAACTATTGTAAATCGAGTTGTGCCTGCAATCCAGGATTTCACAGAAAACATTGGCGATAAATTGCAGCCGGTGTTGCGTTTTATTCAACCTATCATTGCCGGACTTAGATCAGCATTTGACAGCGTGCGCGGCTCACTGCAACGAAACAATGATGAGCTAAGACCATTTTTTGCATTGTTGCAAAACATAGGTGAGTTTGCCCGCGACGTGCTTGCGCCTATTTTGGCAAAAACTCTAGGTGGAGCATTTAGGTTACTGGGTAATATTTTGGCAGAAATTATCGATCAATTTGCTAATCTAGTCAGTTTAATAACAAATATTTATAATCGCATTACCGGCATCATTGACGCTATACGAGGTGCTAGTAGTTCTGTTAGCGGTTTTTTTTCCGGCGCATCGATGTCCAGCCCAGCCGCGCCATCTGCGCCAGTACCTTCATTACCGCTTGCGCCAGTGCCAGCCTTGCCAGCTGAACGGCCACGATTTATTTATGCAAGCAGCCCGACAAATATTACAGTCAATGGTGCAATTGACAGTGAGTCCACAGCACGTCAAATTGTGTCTATTCTTAACGACTCATCAGCCCGCGGCACGTTAGGCGGATCAGGACTGGTCTTTGCATGACCGCATATACACCTAGCTACAAGGTTTTGATAAATAGCGTTGAAGTCACAGATGTAACAGTGGCCAACGTAACAATCACTTCAGGCCGCACAGATATTTACTCACAGCCGGTTGCAGGCTATTGCCAGCTGCAATTGCTTAACTTTGACAACAGCATTTATAGCTTCACAGTCGGCACACAAATTATAGTAGAGGTGACAGACTCAACAGCGGCTTATGTACCTATCTTTGGCGGTTACATTTCAGACTTTACAATTATGGTCAATCAGACCGGATCATTAGGCAATACAACGATGGCGCAGATTACAGCTTTAGGTGCGCTGTCTAAATTACCCAAAATTGTCGATGCTGGCATTTTGGCACAAAATGAGGACGGCGATCAGATTTACAGTATTTTGTCAGGTTACCTTTTAGGCGAGTGGCAAGAAGTACCGGCTGCAACAACATGGGCAACCTATACGCCTGCAACTGGCACATGGGCTGATGCGCTTAATCTTGGCTTAGGCGAAATTGATCGCCCTGGTGATTTTTTACTTATAGCGCGAAGCGCAAATGAAACCGATGTTTACAGTTTATGTGCGCAAATAGCCAACAGCGCGCTAGGTGTTTTATATGAAGAGCCAAATGGCAATATTGGTTACGCTGACAGCACACACAGACAGGATTACCTAGCGGCAAATGGCTACACAACCCTTGATGCTAACCACGCAACAGGCAACGGCTTAGCTGTTACAACCCGCGCTGGTGACATCCGCAACAAATATGACATCACCTACGGCAACAATCAAAATCAAACCTATGTGGCAGAGGATTTAGACAGCCAAGAGACTTATGGCATTTATGGTGAAGCTTTTACGTCTAGCATAAAAGATACGGCAGATGCCGAAAATTTTGCAGATCGCATTGTGGCCTTGCGTGCCGATCCAACGGCTAAATTTCAAAACATTACCTTTGACCTGGGAAACCCGGAAATTGATGATAATGACCGGGATGCCCTAATCAACATATTTATGGGTCAGCCTGTTTGGATACAAAATCTGCCCCTAAACATTGCCAGCGGGTCATTTGAAGGCTACGTCGAAGGCTGGACTTTTAGGGCAAGCCTTAATAATTTGACTATTACCTTCAACGCGTCTCCGGTTAATTTTAGCCAAATTGCCGTAAAATGGAATCAAGTAAACGCAGCTGAAGCATGGAATACCATTAACCCAGCATTGACATGGCTTAACGCGATAGGAGCAGTAGCGTAATGGCAACAACAACACCTAACTTTGGTTGGTCAGTACCAACTTCAACCGATCTTGTAAAAGATGGCGCAACGGCAATTGAAACACTTGGCGATTCAATTGATGCATCATTGGTCGATCTTAAAGGCGGCACGACCGGACAAGTATTAGCAAAAAATAGCGGAACTGACATGGATTTTATTTGGGTTGCTCAAGATGACTCAAATGCTATTCAAAATGCAATTGTAGATGCTAAAGGTGATACTTTTGATTCCGAAACTTTTGACACCGATGCTTTTCATAGCACATCATCAAACACAGACCGCTTAACTGTACCGGCTGGAAAAGCCGGAAAGTATCTTGTAATTGCAAAGATGCAGTTTGCCGGTGGCACAAACGGAATTAGGCAAGTTTATATTTACAAGAATACGACAGACATTGATCTGATAACTTGGCAAAATACATCAAATTCCAACGCTGATATGTGCCTATCAACTATTGTTGATTTAACAGTAAATATTTAGGAGCATAATGTACGAGACAATAATGAGCGCATATCCTGAATTAACAGACATGGATTTATTGCCTAACAGTGGATCAATATTGCTCAAAGATGATGGCGATGGAATTGTTTATCTTGCAAAGTGGGATTACAACAAGCCCATGCCAAAAGGATTAAAGTTAGGCAAATGACATATCCACAAGGCACAGCTGCCCTTGCAATTAGCATTGCTTTAGGTGAGCAAGGTGTAATTGAAGAACCGGAAAACATTACAAAGTACGGCAAATTTATGAAAGCCGATGGGCTGCCCTGGTGTGGATCGTTCTGTAATTGGGTGCTGGCACAAGCTGGAGTCAAAAATCACAGTGTTGTGGGCACAGCTTTGGGTGCGCATAAATTTCAAGACATGGCTCGGTGGCACAATGAGCCGATGCGTGGCGATTTAGCGTTTATGGATTTTCCACACGACGGCTTGGATCGTATTAGTCATGTCGGCATAGTCGTAGGCTTTGATGGCAAAAATGTGTTAATAGTCGAAGGCAACACATCCCGCGGCGGCGATCAGCGAAATGGGGGCATGGTGTTGCTAAAGTTACGCACACCGGATGTCATCGTAGGCTATGGCAGACCTAAATACGTGCCTTACAAAGGTGAGTACCCAGTCATAGAAGTTGCAGCACCACCTAAAAAAAGCAAGTTACTGAAGGGTAAAAAATGAGTGAATTTAAAAAGATAGCGGCATCCTATGGCCGTTCATTTTTAGCAGCTTGCATTGCAGTTTATTTGGCAGGCGTGACTGATCCTAAAGCTATTATTGGCGCAGGCGTAGCAGCTATATTGCCACCACTGTTGCGCTGGCTTAATCCTGGTGACACAGGGTTCGGAGTCAAGGGGAAGTGACACCGACAGAGTGGACAGTGGTAATCACTGGCATCGTTACAGTGATTACCGCTGTTTATTCGATGATGCGATACATGGTCAAATCCGTCATGCGTGAATTTTCCCCGAATGGCGGCTCAAGCCTCAAGGATCAGGTCAATAGAATTGAAGCCCGATTGGATGCGCTTTACGTCAAATTGCTTGACTAGGCCTTAAAATTAGGCTATGGCAAAACCGAGGCAAAAAAAGGTCATTGACCTAGACACCTACGCAGCTTTAGATCAGTATGCAATTTGTTTGCACGAATACTACGGATCACTGCGTAGGGCTGGCTTTGCATCAGATATTGCCTTATCCATGATTCAAGACAAATTGTCTTATCCGGATTGGATATTGCCGTCAATACCTAACAAAATCGACAACATCCCATATGACGATGATGAGGATTGATGAAACGGATAATTATTGTCAGCGACATGCAGATTCCATTTCACGACACAAAGGCCGTTGCTAACCTAATTGCCTTTGTTAAAGAATTTAAGCCTGACGATGTTGTAACAATAGGCGATGAAATTGATTTTAATACTCTAAGCCGCTTTGCAGAAGGCACACCGGAAGCCTATGAACAGACACTAGGCGCAGATAGAGATACAGCTGTTCAGGTGCTAAAAGATTTACAGGTCACGCACATGATTAGGTCAAATCATTCTGATCGCATATACACACAAATCATGCGCAAAATCCCGTCATTTTTGTCATTACCGGAATTGCGCTTTGAACGATTTATGAGGCTAGACGAGCTGGGCATAAAATTCCATCGCAAGCCGTTTGCCATTGCGCCTAATTGGCTCGCCGTACATGGCGATCAAACACCGATAAAATCACAGGGCGGTTTGTCGGCTTTGGAAGCTGCACGCCGCTATGGTAGAAATGTAATTTCAGGACACACGCATCGTATGGGCAGGTCATCATTTACGGAAGCTTACGGAGGCAAACAAGGCCGCGTGCTACATGGTGTTGAAGTGGGCAACCTCATGTGCCTGGCAAAAGCGGGCTATATGAAGGGCTATGCCAACTGGCAGTCCGGCTTTGCCGTCATGTACGTCGATGGCAACCACGTAAGCGTGGATTTGATTTACATGGAAAAGGATGCCAGTTTTATAGTGTTGCCAGCCGACACGCCGCAATTTACGCGTAATCCTTGACCTTGTCGGTCTAGTGCCTCACCCTTATGGCAGGGAGCGAAGCACAGTAGCGACCTGAAACGGGAGCAAAATGTATTCATTTATGGAAGTGTTTATGTGGGCAATGTTAGGCGTTGTCAGCGGCTTTACAGGTGGCCATGTAATTGGCTTTAAAGAAGGCAAGCGCGAAGGATTTGTCCGCGGCAAGATTGCGGCCAGTAATAAGGCCGGATCACGCTGATGGGATTTCTGGACAATTACGAGACTGTTAATCAAAAGGTTCAACGCCTGCATGCTACTTATCCGACAAATCGCATCGAAACAAACATCATCGATTGGTCAGCTGAAAAGGGTTACATCCTGATTGAGTGCCGCATATATCGGTATTACGACGATGAAAAATGGTAAGTGCCTACAACGTGCAAATGAAACGCTGGTATGTCGAGGACACAGTCAGTAGCGCAATTGGTCGATGTGCCAGTGTCGTATTAGGCGCAGACTTAAAGCCATCGCGTGAAAACATGGAGCAAGTCGAAACAATGCCGAAAGCATTTGTAGAGGATGATCCCTGGGCAAAACCGATATGGGATGAGGAAGGCTTTACTACCGCAAAAGAAGCCCTAGATGTGATTGCACATGAATTAGGTGGTGAGCTGTTATCGGAAGCACCTATTTGTAAACATGGCCACATGCTGCTGAAAGAAGGCACATCGCCAAAAACAGGGAAGCCATATCGAGGTTATGTATGCACCGAAAAAACAAAAGCAAATCAATGCACGCCGCTGTGGCTAACGCTAACAAGTGACGGCAAATGGAAGGAGCGCATCTAATGAGTGGATTACACATGCAGATGCCCGACGGACGCAAAATCACCATCGAGGTTGATGGCACGATAATTAGTGATCAAGACGAAATTCCAGTAGATTTTTGTGATGGCTGCGAAAGCTATCGCCCTACAACGGGTGGATTTCAAGTCGTAAATCAAGGATTATCTTTGATTTGGCTATGTCAGGCTTGCAAATGATTGCCTATCATTTAAGCGACGAACAACAAATACAGGTTACTATCTTTGGCCTGATGCGTGCCCTGGACTACAAAGAACAATGGCAAGGCAAATGGGAAAAGCGTAATTACCAAACGGACAAGCAACAGATTAACTTTCCGCAGCTTGTAGATCAACAGGCAGATGCGCTGGGTGCTGAATTGGCCGTAGCGCGTTACTTTAATCAGCCATTTGACTTTGGCAATAATAACTTTAAAAACAAAGCCGATGTAGGCCATAACTTTGAAGTCAAGCACACTAAATGGAAGGATGGCTCACTGATACTGCGCGATCACGACCGCAAAGAGGACATAGCCATATTGGTAACAGGATCGATGCCTAAGTATTACTTGTGTGGCTGGATACCTATAGCCGTTGCACGCAGGCCATCGCAGAAGCGCAACGATGGTGCATGGTGGATAGGTCAGCAGGATTTACATCCGATGGGCAACCTTGTCAGGTCTGTGTATGCAAATCAGCTATAACTGCCGCGTTGAAAAAAAGGTTACAACGCAAACAATATGCAAAGTAACCGATAACTTGCCCCCTTACGTAGAAGTTGTGCAATGTAATAGTTGTGGGGTATTGACTATAGCTGCCTTAGATAAGGAGACTGCCTATCATGCCCAGCCATAAGTATCGATGTGCTATCTGCGCTGCAAGCAAAACAATTGAGGGTGCGGAAGGTCAAATCTATGCAGTGCCGAGTTGTGATCGATGTAAACAAATGATGATGCTTGTGCCAAAGGACTGGCAACATAACGATTTGTTACAAGGTGATGACTGTGGATAACATGTGGATAACACTCCGGTATGGCGCTTGCAATTCTGTGGATAACGCAACGTATTTGACATGTCTGCTACCCTGCTGCGCTGCACGCAAGCCGCTGTGGCGAGGTAGCTTGCGAAAGTGGCACAGGGTTTGGCCAGTTCTATGCCTAATTGCAGGCTTGCTTGTCTTAACGATAGAATCCGTAGAAGCTGCAACAGATAGTGATCACTACAAGCTATATGCACACTCAAGGATTATTAGCGATAAGCAATATAAATGTTTATCATCTATCATTTACAAAGAGTCAAGATGGAATCCAAAGGCAAGAAATCATAGCCATTACGGATTAGGTCAGATGCGTAGTCTGTACTACAAAAATCTTGATCCTTATCGGCAGATAGACAAAACCATTGAATACATAAAGTTACGATATGGTTCAATGTGCAATGCCTGGCTGTTTCATCAGAAGCGGAATTATTATTGATGAGTAGCGCATTATCAGATAGTGGTAGCACATCTAGGTGGCGCAAGATTAGACAACGGATTGTCATGCGCGATGGTGGTGTTTGTCAGATGTGTGGCATGGAAGGTGACAGCGTCGATCACATAGTGCCACGCCATGCTGGTGGCAGTGATGAGGACTATAACTTGCAGCTGTTATGCACATCTTGTAATTCAAGCAAAGGTGGGCGGTTTTTTAGTAGCACAAGGACAC